CCAAGAATTTAGAGATAAAAGAAGAAAAATGATTTTATGGGATCAACAATTAGATCCTAAAGCGTTGATTAAAACATTAGGTAATTATTCTACAACAGATGATTATGCTGAACGAGTAATTTTTATTATAGATAAAATAAGAGAACAAGAAACTAAGGTTGGTGAAATCAAAATAGAAACTAAAACAGATTCACACGTAACACCACCAGTTAGACCGAAAGATTCAAAATGAAAATAAGATATTACAAAGATTTAAACAAGGGCAGATGGATAGGATTTTTTTTGGCATTACTATCTGTTTACATTCTATCTAGTGCTAATATTTCTACACAATGGGTAGGATGGGCACTTGGTTGTGTATCGTGTACAATGTGGGTATACTTTGGAATAAAAGATAAAGATATACCTAGAACTTTAATGGAATTGTGTTATTTGTTATTGGGAATACGTGCTGTTATAAACTGGTTATCACAATAAATAATACATAATGTTTTTAACTATACTTACACTAATTTCAGGAGTATCCATATCTATTATAGCTGCAGGTTATTCTATTATAGGACTTGCGTCTTTATTTTCAGGTGCAGTTGTACCGATTATGGCTATGGGTGGGGCATTAGAGATAGGTAAGTTAGTAGTAGCATCTTGGCTCTATAGAAACTGGAGATCAAGTCTATTACCCAGGTCTATTAGGTATTATCTCACCATATCAGTTGTAGTATTAATCTTTATTACATCTATTGGTATCTTTGGGTTTCTATCGAAAGCACACTTAGACCAAGTCAGACCAAGTGCAGGTAATGGTTTACAAATAGAATTATTAGATAAACAAATTAAACAACAACAAACTATTATTGATAGATCACAAAAGACTTTAGACTCATTAGATAAAGCTTTAGACAAATATATTGATATGGAGTATGTTACACGTGGTTTAAAAGAACGACAAAAGCAACAGACAGAGCGAGAAGCATTAGCGAAAGCCATAACCCAAGCGTCCACTCAAATAAACCAATTGAGCGATAAGAAGTATAAATTAGAATCAGAGCAGTTAAAAATAGAAGCTGATGTGGGTCCATTGAAGTATGTTGCCGAATTAATCTATGGTAAAGAAAATGCCAGAGATCACTTTGACGAAGCAGTTAGATTAATCATTATAATACTTATATTCGTTTTTGATCCACTTGCTGTATTAATGTTAATTGCAGCCAATATCTCCATAAGAGAACATCAACTAAGAAAAAGTTTAACAAAAGCAAAAGAAGAAAAAAGTTTAGAAGAAAAACTTGAAAGACTTGCGAAACAGAATAAGAAATTGAAAACTAAAGAACGTGATTTTAGAACTTTAATTGCACAGGACATCAATGATATTGATGATCCGAATGAAATCAAGTTAAAGTTAAATCAGATATATGATTGGAACGACAAATGAACAAGAAGAACTTTGAACTCTATATCGGTCTAGCATTAATATGTATAATACTTTTTATAGGATTATCAGGTTGTACAACGACACAACCAAAAAGTGATTCTAAACCAACAATATCTAACATACCCAATATAATAAAGGGTTTAGAAGCATTGGGATCAGTAGGTAAAAAAGAGGTTGACAAAGACGAAAAAAAGTGATATAATAATTATATTATGATAACAAATGATGATTTAAATAGATTACCTATTATGCCGAACTTAACTAAAACACAAATTAGAAGAATAACTAATGCTGAAAATGCTTGTAGAAATTCAATGACCGATTGGGGTAAGAACTATTGGTTTGAAGTATTACGTAAATTATGTAACAAGTATGGTTGTATGGATTACTTTAGAAAGGTAGCACACTAATGAATATATTTTACTTAGATAAAGATCCTTATATTGCAGCCAAGATGTGTTGTGATAAACACGTTTGTAAAATGATTATTGAGTCTGCTCAAATGCTATGTACAGCACACAGAATTTTAGATGGCGAAGAATATTACGGTAAGACTGCTAATGGTCGTAAAATAAAAAGATGGAAACATACTAACTTTGTTTTAGAATCTTTATTATACAAAGCAAGTCATATCAATCATCCAAGTACAAAATGGGTAATGGATAATATTTTTCATTATACTTGGTTATACAATCATATGCTTGCATTGAATGATGAATTTAAAAAACGATACAATCATACAAAAGACCATATGACTATTCAGAAACTAAAAACAGCATTGAGTAACCCACCTAAAAAAATAAACATTAAAAAAGTAGGTACTGACCCTACACCTGCTATGCCAGATGAATGTAAAATACCTGGCAACGTAGTTGAGAGTTATCGTAAATATTACATAATGAAGAAACGAGAATTTGCTACTTGGAAATATCCAGCAGAAGTTCCACAATGGTATCAAAATGGAATACAAAATGACATACGAAGAAGCTGAGTTTATACTTGAAAAATGGGGTAATGATACATTTCTCATACCTCATATGGATGATATGATTTATCGTGCTAAATTAACTATAGGTTTACATCAAAGTGAACTTAAAGACACTAAAGATTAAAACACTAAATATAAAAATATGAGAGAACCTATTACAGAATTTGTTAATGATACTATTCACTTTGTTAATACACTACAAAGTTATCATTGGCAAACAAAATCATATTCTGAACACGAGTCGTTTGTAGAGTATCATTCTAAAATAAGTGCTTTGAATGATAGACTAGTAGAAACATATCAAGGTAGAGAAGATGACCGTATAAAATTTTCTAGTGAATATAAACCTAACGTTATAAATTATGCTGATACAACTGATTGTATTAGAGTAATAAAAGAATATAGAAAAAAAATATATTATCTTGCCTCTTGTATCCACGAAGTACATTTTGATATACACGCCATCTTAGAAGAATTTTTAATAGAAACAAACAATCTATTATATCATCTATCTTTAAAATAAACCAATGCCAACTTATACATTTGAAAACAGAAAATCAGGAAAGATATGGGACGAACTTATGTCCATATCTGAAATGGAAGAATACTTAGCAAAGAATAAAGATGTACACACATTAATACATAAAGTTAATATTGTATCAGGCGTACAAGGTATTAGTTACAAAAACGATCAAGGAATGAAGGAAGTTTTTCAAAAGATTTCTGAGAAACATCCTACAAGTGCATTAGCACAACAATACGGTAAAAAGACTATTAAACAAGTGAAAACTGAACAAGTGATAGCAAAACATAGGGCTAGACAACGTGCAAAGACTAAATAATTATATCTTAACAAGCGAGATACCGAAAAGCAACGGTCGTATATCGAAGGTCAGTAGGTCAATCCGCTTCTGTTATAAACTAATTATGGCAGGACTTTATGTCTTGTTTAACAGACTAGAGTCCTGCTCATATGAGGGACAAATAATTACCACATCAACAAAACCAATCACAATAAAGGAACACTAATATGGCAGACGATATACCAGATTTTATGCGTGAGTTTGATATGGATGTGGACTATGGGTTTACAGCCGTTTCAACTAAACCAGCAACTGAAACACAACCAGCAATCGACCCAAGTATCATAGAAAATTCCAATTTAGAATTAGCAAAAGTAAAAACAGATGTATCAGACATCAAATCAATGATGAATGAGATTATGCAGATTGTTGCTGAAAAAGAAACAATCACAAAAGAAGTACAAGACGTTGAGATACAAACTAGATTTAAAGAATTAGAAAAGATTATATTACCATTTTTATATAATCTATCTAAATCCAATGAACCTTATATTCATTGGCCAAATAGGGGACCTATTATTAAAGCACAAATTGAAAAGGTCTTAAAACTAACAAGGGGGTAAAATGACTACTAAACAAGATCATAAAGAATTGAAAAAAATAGTTAATGAAGTTGAAAGCAAAAGAAGTGCCGACAGATCATCTACAAGTTGGTACGATTTACGAACCCTAAAAAAACTTAAATTAAAAGCAAAGGATAAACTAAATGAGATTAAGCAAAAGCTTCACGCTTAACGAATTGACGAAATCACAAACTGCCGAAAGGGAGGGGATCAATAATAATCCTAGTGAATCACAAATCGAAGCGTTACAAAGATTATGCGAAAACATCTTACAACCAGTCCGTGACCATTATGGTATGCCTGTCACAGTATCAAGTGGTTTTAGATCAGGACAACTGTGTATTAAAATTGGTTCTTCAATCAATTCACAACACGCAAGTGGTCAAGCAGCGGACTTTGAAATATTTGGAATATCTAATCAGGAACTTGCTCATTGGATTGACAAGAACTTAGATTACGACCAACTAATATTAGAGTTTTGGAATCCAGAAGATAAGAATAGTGGATGGATACATTGTTCTTACAAGAATCCAGAAGAAAACAGAAAAGAGTTTTTACGAGCATATAGAAATGAATCAGGTAAAGTATGCTACGAAAAATACTCATATATCAAATATGCAGGTGAAAAACCTACACAAGATCAATTAACTGATATGTACGCTGACAAGGGTATATAACGCTTGACATCTTGTCATAAAAATGATATAATGTATATTATAAAATAAAGGAAGGTATATTATGCCATATAAACACGTGAAACTAGACGAATCTGTCTTACCTAAAAGCTTAGGTGTAAAGGGAATAAACCAAGACGGAGTGAGAATTTATACTATTAATGGTATTAATATGCCTTCAGTTACTTCAATTCTAGGAGCAATCCCAGAAAGAAAATCTAAGATAGACGCTTGGAAGAATAGTGTAGGCGAAAAGATGGCCAACTATATTTCAGTATCCTCTACTAATAGAGGTAAGACAATGCACACTCTAGTAGAAAATCATTTAAAGAATGAAGACGAAAAATCAATAGGTATTACTGCCGTAACACCTTTAGGTTTGTTTAGAATTATTAAACCATATCTTGCTAGAATAGAAAATATACATCTATTAGAGGAAGTTATGTACTCACCTGAAATGCAAGTTGCAGGTCAGGCAGATTGTATTGCAGAATACAAAGGTAAATTGTCTATCATAGACTTTAAATCTTCCACTAAACAAAGAAACGAAGATTATAACTATGGTAACTTTTGCCAAACAGCAGCATATGCTAAAATGTTTGAAGAATTATATCCAGGTAAAAAGATAGAACAAACAGTTGTATTGGCTGCCTGTGAAGATGGTTTTGTACAAGAATGGATCAACGGTCCTGAACGAATGGCAGACTACCAAGAAAAATTTATTAAACACGCTACAGATTTTTTTGAGCGACACGCTGTTAAATTTAATAAATAATATTATACAAATAAAACAAATTTAAGGGTGATTTACTACTCTACTTGCTACCTTAAAGTGCTAAAGGAGAACAATGAAGAAACTAGCAACTTATTTAATTATTTTTACTTGGACAATTGTAATAACAACAACAATAAAAGTATTCGCAAACGAATCAGGCTTGTATGCGATACAAATGCCTGTTGTCTGTGGTACACCTGATAGTGTTGATCGTTATATTAATACACACAAATTTGACGCTGTAGGTATTAGTTTAGGAAGAGCAGGAAGTAAACCAGATGGTGAACCTGTTTATCTATTAACGTTTTACGCTAATCCAGATAATGAGTCACTAATGACAATGGATATACCATCAGGTACTGAAAGATGTATATTATTTCATTCTTTCAATACTGCTTTATTACCTGAAAAACCAGGTACATAGAATTTAACGTTGACGACTAGTTAATAACTAGAGAAGACGAGGGTGCGATACCCTCCCACTCCACCATTAAAACAATGAAATTTTAGGGGTGGAAATAGGTTCGATTCATAGGTAAACCTAGTTTGAGTTAAATCGCTGATAACGTACTATTAAATCATAAATGCTAACGAAAGTTATGCTTTAGCAGCCTAGTCTGCTGGGGTTTGCCTGTACCTTGCAACAGAAACAGGCACCAGACTTGACAATTCAATCAAATCGTGTTATAATAAACCCTATGATGTTAATGAACAGTAAAAAGTTTGGATTGACTATAGAAGAAATGGTCAAATCTAAAAGAGTAACCTATATGGAAGCTGTCATTCTGTTTTGTGAGCAGAATGAAGTAGATGTTTCTACAGTAGGACCAATGATTAATAAATCCCTAAAAGAAAAGATACAAGTTGAAGCAGAGAAGTTGAGATTAATTAAATCTTCAGGTTCTGCTACTTTGCCTATATGAACAATAATAGTTATGAAGCGTATAAATTATATCTTGCAATTAAACTACACTTCACTACTGAAAACTATGACTTTTTTAAACACAATGCCAAAGTTAATTCATCTCTAAATAGTTTTTTAAAAAGAAATGATAGATATTTCTTTTATAGATTGGCAACGAAGTATAGTAAAGAAGAATTAATTGACTTTTATGTTTGCAATTTTTTTGAAAACTCAAAGTCTTGGATAGGAAACTTAATAAGAGCAGATGGTGAAACAAATTATACAAAGTGGAAGAAATTTAATCAATCACTTACATACAATTTTAGGAACGATTGCAGTATCATTCATAATACTATTGATGGTGCTGGCATTCGGTTTGATGATATGTTTACTGTATCTGAAGGTCAGCATCCAAGAATGTTACGACTATTTCTTTCAAAACAAATCTCCACACAATCGTTTATAATTTTAGATAAAATTTTATCATTTGTAAAAAACTGGGATAAAGAAATTAAAGAAACAGTTATCTGGCCAGAACTATCTGCTAAGGTTAAGAAGTTAAGTCCTTTTGTTAATATGAATGTTACAAAATGTAAATTTATTATGAAAGAAATATTTGTATGAGTCGTAAAGTATTTTTAATTGGTAATGGTGAAAGTAGAAAAGACTTTCCTTTAGAACTTCTTAGAGGTCACGGCAAGATATATGGTTGTAATGCCATTTATAGAGATTACTCAAATCTAATTGATGTATTAACCGCAGTTGATAATGGTATCATACACGAAATATACCATAGTGGGTTTGCTACAAAAAGACCTTGTTACTTTAGAAACTGGACTAAACTTCCTAAAATGATGTATGACCAAGTTATAGAAGGATTTGCCAATGCACAAGATTTAGACCAATTAAAAGATTATGATTTCATAATAGAAAATAAAGAAGACAAAGATCAAGCTGAAGAATTTGTTGTACACGGTACTAGTCTAGCAGGTATGGTATCTATTTTAAAAAAAACACAAAAAGAAAATCCTAATGCAAGTAAAGAAATTATACAAAAACAAATTAACAAGTCTAGCATTTACATATCTTGGATTAAAAAGAATGATATGTCATTTGATTTAAAAGATTCGTGGAGTGATTATAAAGATCACGGTTGGGCTTGCGGTGCGTCAAGTGGTTTTATAGCAGTTAAAAAAGAACAACCTACTGAAGTCTATCTAATAGGACACGACTTAGTTTCTAATACAAAGCAAGTTAATAACATATACAAAGATACGAAACACTATCAAATTAATAATGCAAGTGCAACACCTCACATTAATTGGATTAATCAATGGTACACACTAATGGACTGGAACCCTAAGATTAAGTTTTATAAAGTAAATAAGAATAGTGCAGATTCAGGTGAAAATACAGATCAACCTATACACGAATGGAGTAAATGGTTGAAAGATGAAAGATTAGAGTATATTACACAAGCACAAGTGCTTGACAGATTAAGTCAAATATGATATACTAATAGAATGTTAAAACAAATAAATCTTGCAAGTTTATTTGGTCTTGTGGGTAAACCAATAAATCCTATCAGACACATAAAAAGTATTATAAATAATATTATATTTAAACTAATATTTAAATTAATACATACAAAAATACATACAAGGAGAATACAATGTCAAACGCATTAGAAGCGCTTAAAAAGTCAAAGTCTAATTTTGACGCTCTAACTAAACAGTTAGAACAAACAATCGAAAAACCAAAAACAGAAAACAAGTACCAAGATGATAGGTTCTGGAAACCAGAACTTGATAAATCAGGTAACGGTTATGCTGTAATTAGATTTTTACCTGCAGTAGAAGGTGAAGATTTACCTTGGCAGAGAGTCTGGCACCACGCATTTCAAGGTCCAGGTGGTCAATGGTATATTGAGAACTCACTAACTACATTAGGTCAAAAAGATCCTGTGTCTGAAGAAAATACAAGACTTTGGAATACAGGTATTGAAGCCGACAAAGAGATTGCTAGAAAAAGAAAAAGAAAGTTACAATACTATTCTAATATTCTAGTGGTGTCTGATCCAAAACATCCTGAGAATGAGGGTAAAGTATTTTTATTCAAATTCGGTAAAAAGATATTTGATAAAATTACTGAAGCGATGAACCCACAATTTGAAGATGAAAAGGCAGTTAACCCATTTGATTTTTGGGAAGGTTCAAACTTCAAACTAAAAATCAGAAAAGTTGATGGTTATTGGAATTATGATAAATCAGAATTTGAGCCAGTTAGTAGAGTTAAAACTACTGATGAGGAGATTGACTCAGTATGGAAATCTCAACACGCTCTAAAACCCTTCATTGATCCAAGTAACTTTAAATCCTATGATGAACTCAAAGAGAAACTGAATAGGGTACTTACTGGAACAAGAAGCACGGAGTCCGTAGAAGATATTGACCTCCCACCTGTCAGTAATGACGTACCAAGGTCTTCTAGTGGAATCGTGGAGAAAGCAATTTCGTCCAACGATGATGATGACTCATTATCGTACTTTAGTAAACTAGCTGAGGACGAATAATCTATCTCTCTCTTTCTCAAAGGGTGCCTAAGTAATTAGGCACCCATACTTAATAAGTGCTTGACAAAGATGAGAAGATATGATATACTAAATAGATATATTATTATAATATAATATATTAATCAAACTATAGTCTATGATTATAGTTAAAACGTGGTCTATGACCACAGAAAGATGACGATATGAAAATATCAATTGACCTGGATATGTCTTTAAAGTTATGTCCGCCAAATTACCCAAAAGGGGTAAATTTTCAAAAAAGACTTATTCTCAATAGAGATAAAGTAAAATTTAACAAACAACATCAAACTTATAGAGTTGAGGTAAATTTAAGACCTCACATTAATGCTTTGAAAGATTCTTATACTGTAAATGATTTTATTTACACAGAAAATCCTCAAGTTATTAAAATTGATCCTAATAATCCTAAGTTTTATATCGGTGTAGTAGGTCACAACCGTGATGAAGCACAAGAAGAATTAGGATGGCAAACATCAATTTATGATGTTGTAACTTTTGATTCACCTTTAGATGAATTAAAATTTGCATATAAGAGTAATCAACACACTCCAGCTGCAGGATCAAAATATGAAGATATTTTAAAAGGATTGAGTAAAGCACACGATACCAATATGATTGATCTTACAGATGATGACAATTTAAAAAAACTTATTGCTAATGTTGCAAGTAATTTTACAACAGCACAGCAAAAAACTATTTTTAAAAAGTTCCGTGACACTAAATCAAAATATGAGAGTATTCAACCATATGATGGTCCTAGTGCTAACGAAAAAGCAGATGAATTAGGTCTACCAATTCTTGGTGATGGTAACTATGAAGAAGTGGGTGAATATGGTTTTGTCAAAGAACCAGGCGGTTATAAAACACTCTTACACGATGGATTAAAATTGTGGTTAAGAGAAAACGCTTCTGACAATATCAAAGTAACAGGTTACGTAAAAAATCCTAATCCTTCAAACATTGTTGAAAAAAGAGTGTCTTGGAAAAAAGAATTAGACAAAATGAAATCATTTATGTTTCAAGTTTGTTCACAACTTACAGGAATGAAAGTTGAAGACATTGAAAAAAGAAATAAATGGCCGTTTGTCTATAATGGTTTTTTACCACAAAATTTAACTCCCGATACAAGTAACGGAGGTCTTCCTATGGAAACAGGCCTTGTTGATGTAAATGGAGAAGAATTTAAATCTTAAAATGTTTTGAGATGATCTTCCGTAAGGATAATAAATCTCATATCATTTTTTAAACACCAGGCGTAGGCGGTTTCCCACTTACGCCTGTTTTTTTCATAAGTCAGTAATGCGTTTTTATATGTACGACTTTCTCTTAATTTCTTAACAGGTTTTTTTGTTTGATATTTTGGTTTGATTTCAACAATGAATTTTTTAAATGAACCATCTAATTGTTTTACTTTCATATAGAAGTCAGGATAATATCTATGAGCACGATTGTCAATTGAACGATACGGAATGACAATTTCTTCACTACCCCATTCAGTTATTTGTGGCGTCTTATCACAATATTGCATAAACCTTTTCTCCCAACTTGAACGATAGATTATAGACTTGACATTACCTTTATACTTTTCAGGTCGTGCAGGTGTGAATACACCTTTGTATGGTGCTTTATATACTCTACTAAATTTGTTCATAATCATATTTATTATGTACATAAATATATCATATGGCTTCAGTTTTTGATACTATCAAATTAAACAAAGGGAATACTGACCGATCTGCTACTTGGTATAGAACCCAAGTGAATAGAATTGCAAGTGGTGTAACCGCTAATCAACTATTCAGACAAGGCAAATTGACAGGCAGACCAAGTGTAGGTAGACTTAATCTATTTGGATACAATCCAAAGTTAAGAAAAACACTACCATACTATGATATATTTCCATTGGTATTGCCTTTAGAACCTACACCTGGTGGATTTATGGGTATGAACTTTCATTATTTACCCCCAGCACTACGATTTACATTGTTAGAACGTATGCAACAATTCGCAGATGATACTAAGTTTGACAGTAAGACTAAATTTGATGTAAATTATGATGATGTTAAAAGAGTATCACTAGTAAAACCAACAATAAAGAAATACTTATATAGTCACTTACAAACTGGTTTTTTACGAATAAATATGGATGAGGCCGCAATTGCAGTATATCTTCCTGTACAAAGATTTAAAAAGGCAAGTGAATCAGTTGTGTATGCAAATAGTAGGAAATTTATCTAATGTCATTAATTAGTATTGGTAAAAAAGTAGGCGATTTAGATATTCGTATTGGTATTCCACCATCAAACAGACAATTTGATGTAGGTGAAACTAATAGACGAATAGATTATCTTAATAAATCTTCTAATTACAATTCAGTTTACAATCAGTTTAGAACAGGTTTAAATCAAGCAGATGGTTTGGCTAGACCTGCAAACTTTATGGTCACAATAGATGGTCCTAAAGGTTTGGCATTACAATCACCTTTATCAGATTTTGATATGTATGATGAAGCATCTCAAACACAAAGTGATTTACGAGCATTTGGTCAATTAACTTCAGAACTAAGAAAAAGTTTAGCATTACGATTAGATTTATTTTGTACTAATGTTTCTATACCTACAAGAACAATTACAGATGATACTAACGATCAGTATTATGGTCCTAGTAGAGCAATAGCAAATGGTGTTCAATTTGATGAAATAACTTTAGACTTTTATACAGGTGCTGACTTTGATGAAAGAGTATATTTTGAAGCGTGGCAAAATATGATAGTTAATCCTAGAAATTACAATGTAGGATACTATGACACTTATGCTAAACCTTGTACAATTACTATAACACCTTTAAAGAAAACATTTACAGCTGCATTAGCAACTTACGAACCTAAAGGTAGTCCAGAACAAGATAGAGATGAATTAAGAAAGATATTAGGAACAAGTGAGTCTTTTTATCAAGCACAATTATATGAGGTTTATCCTAAATCAATAGCGGCAACACCTTTTTCACACGATTCAGCAGGTCAATTTGTAAAAACAAGTGTGACATTTAAATATAGATATTGGAATTCATCTACTGTAAACGTTTTAGCAGGAAGTAAAGTATTACCTAGTAACGATGGTGCTTTAAAAAATGAATACAGAAAAAACGTAAGACAGATAGAAGGAGGTCTTTTAGACAATTTACCTTTTGGTTTAGGTAATATACTAGGTAGTGTTGGAAGACAAGTTTACGAAAAAATTAGGAGAGATTTACCAATAGGAAGAGTAACGGGAGGACGTGTATTCCCTAAAGGTCTACCAGACCCAAAAATTATACGTGATATATTATATTAATAAGACAAGGAGTAAATAATGAGTATACCATTTTTGAAGACACCTGAATATGAACTGACTTTATCAAACAATGTCAAAGTGAAATACAGGCCGTTTTTAATTAAAGAAGAAAAACTTTTATTATTAGCGAATGAAAGTGATGATGAGGCAGAGGTAACAAATGCTTTTGTTTCTGTTGTTCAAAACTGTACTTTGAGCAATATTGATGTAACTAAATTACCTGTCTATGATTTTGAATACTTATGGATAAACATAAGAGCTAAATCTGTAGGTGAGGTTGTTCAAATGAAACTAAAATGTCCAGATGATGAAAATGTTTTAGTTGATTATGAATTAAAAATAGATGATATTAAACCTGATTTAAATAAACAAGTTAATAATAAAATTGAATTTGAATCTGGTTATGGTGTAATAATGAAAACACCAACAATAAAAGAACTAGTGAATAAAAGAAATTTTATTGATTTGTCTTTTGATTTAGTTAGAGATTGTATTGCACAAATTTATAAAGATGATGAAGTGTTTGAATCAGTAGATATAACAAAGGAACAATTAACTGAATTTGTTGAGAACTTAACATCAAAGCAATTCTTACAAATTAAAAAGTATTTTGATGAGTTACCAGTTGTATCACACTTGATAAAGTACCAAAATCCTAAGTCAGGTGTTGAACATACTTTATTATTACAAGGGGCATCTGATTTTTTTCAGTAACCCTCTTACACGAAACGTTAGAGAACTATTATCGTACTAACTTTGCTTTAATGCAGTACCATAAATATTCTTTAACAGAATTAGAAGATATGATACCGTGGGAGAGGGAAATTTATACTGAATTACTGTTGCAACATATTAAAGAAGAAAACGAAAAGATAAGAGAGAAACAAAGAGGTAGATAAATGGAAAACAAAAGTTATCAAAAGATAATAGACTTGGCAAAAGCAATTGACGCTTGGAGAATATTTCCAAGACTATTCATATTAACATATATGTACATACTCATCAAGGTAGTACATTGGTTTATGGCATTAGACAAACCATCTATGGAACAAGCTGGTCTTGTATCCATCGTAGTAGGTGCTGGTGCTGCTTGGTTTGGTTTATATACTAATAGTGGTTCAAAAGTATTATCACAACCACAACCAGTTGTACAACAACCAGTATCAAAACAAACAGAACTAAGATAAGATGGCAAAAAAACCAACTACAAAACAACCTGATTATTCTACTAAAGTAGGAAAAGAATCAATAGGATTTAAAGACGTAAATCCTAATTTTGAAAAGATTATTTCCTTACAAAGAAGAAAGCAAAAAGATGAAAAATTTGCTATTTCAGATTCTTTAGCAACTTATATGGATAAAACCATACGAGATCAAGGTTTTGGTAGTATGGAAAAATTAAAAAAGGCAGGCATACGTGATGATATAATCAATTATGTTGTTAATTATCAAACCCAAGATTTAGATATGATTAAGGGTATGGATTATAATGATGCCGTACAATTACAAGCAAACACAGATAAAACTATTAAAGAACTTGAAGGTGTTGTAAATGCTGAAGAACTTTTATTCATTAAACAGACAGTAGGTAAAACCAATGCACGATTAGGTGAAATACTAAATGTTTCAACAAGAATGAATCTTGCTTTTAGAGATTTAAAAAAAGAATTTACAGCACTAAAATTAGCACAAAGATTTGGACTTACACGTATTCCTTTTTTAGGCAGACCACTTCAACGTGCTGTTGAAGCTGAAGAGGCTGCTGAATCACAAGCAATATCATTAAAACAAAGTTTAGCAAGAAAAGGATTAAAAGAATCAATTAGATATGGAAATGAAACTTATACAGGTTTTGATCAAGAACCTATGTCTATGAAAAGAACATCTCCTGCAAAAGTTTCATCAGGTAGAACTGAACTTGTACAAACAGGCACATCTTTGACTGGCGGAAGTAATTTACAAGAGTTTGGAAAAGAAGAAACAATTGAACAAGAGAGAGAATCTGATGAACAATTTAAAGAAACTACTGCTACACTAAAAGGTATATTAGAAGAATCTAAACTTACTAATGAATTACTATCAGGTAAGAAACCTGGATTAAAAAATAATGATGGTGATGGTGAAGGTGGAATTTTAGATACAGTAAAAAATTTGTTATTAGGATCTGCTGCTTTTAAAGGTGCAAAAGGTGTATTTAAAGGCGGTAAAGGTATATTAAGTAAAGCAGCAGGTTTGGGCAAAACAGCACTAGGTGCTCTAGGATTAGGTTCAGTTGCTAAAACTGCTACTGGTGTAGTTAATAATAATATTGTCAATAATGTTTCTGAAAAGGCTGTAGGTAAAGAAGTTGCTGAAGCAGGAATGAAAAAGACAGCAACTAAGGCTGCAAGTAAAGGATTATTAAAATCTGCTATTAAAAAAATACCTATATTAGGAGCAATTGCAGGTATAGGTTTTGCATTGAGTAGATTGGCACAAGGAGATGTAGTTGGTGCAGGTATGGAGATTGCTTCAGGAGCTGCCTCTATTGTACCAGGTGCAGGAACTGCTGCTAGTGTGGCAATAGACGCAGGACTAATGGCAAGAGATATGACTCAACCTGATAATGCTGATAAAATGAAAAAGACAGCAGAAATAAATCAAAACGGTATTGACAAATCTGCTACAGATACAGCATATAAAACACAAAATATTAATACAGTCAATAACAATGTTGTTAATAACATTAATAAACAACAAACTGTAGTGCCAACACCTAGAAGTGTAGGTGTAACTAATCCAGATACTATTACTTACATTAATCGTATAAGATAAGAAATTCAATATAAATATTAATATGGTTTTACCTTTTCAACAATTACTAAAAACAATAAGTCCTAGCGGTAAAGGAAGTACGTCATCAAATTATAATACGTATTTGCGATCCGTTAAAGACAATACTACTGTTTTTACTCCAAAAGCTAAGTCTTATGATTTAAAATATCTACAATATCCTGTTGACGCAGGAGATCAAAAACATTATATTCTTTTTGATATTTTAAGGAGAGAGGGTGTTGGTTCACAGGTTCAAAGTAACGCAACTAGACAACCTAGTAGTACAGGAAATGACGCATATTTAAAAAAGATATATCAAGGTGCTAACAGATTTTATAGTGAAGAATTATTTTCAAAAGGAAATTCAGAAAAAAGAGAAATAGTTGCTTCGATTGCTTTGTATATGCCACAAAATATTAAATTAGGTTTTACTGCTGATTATGGTGCGGAAGATCAAGGTATATTTTTGGGACTTGCTTCAAAAATACGAGAAGCACTTACACCTGATGGAATGGATACATCATTTTTTAAAAATTTATTGGCACAAAGTGCTAAAAATATTAGTAATGTCACTAGTTTAGTTGGATTTGAAGGAACAGGAACTGCTGCTGTACAAAGAAAATTAGGTATTGCAGCTGCACCTTTACAAGAAATGATATTCAACCAACTAGAATATAGATCGTTTAGTTTTGATTTTAAGTTTACACCAAGAAGTGCAGATGAATCTATTTTATTGAAAGAAATTTTAGATACAATGAAAATTGCTATGTTACCAACAAAAGTTGGTAAGGGTAGTGCAATTGCAGCATATGAAGTACCAGATGAATTTGCAATTAGATTTATGCACGGACAACAAATGAATCCATTTATTGATGTTGTAGGTCTTTGTGCTTGTACAGGTATAGATGTAACTTATGGAGGAGATAAGTTTGCTACACACGCTGGAGGAGATCCTGTCACTATAAATGTTTCAATGGCATTCAAAGAACTTGAAATTATTGAAAGACAACGATATGCTGAACTTAAAGGAATTAAACTTACCCAAGAATCTCAAAAACTATATGGTTACGTTTCAGATTATAAGGATTAATAAGGAAATAATATAATGCCTAATTATTTTTCATACTTTCCACAAATTTACTATGACGCAATAGGTCAAGGTAATTATAAAAAAGTTACACATTTACTAAAACGTGTACAAATTAAAAAAGACTTATTAGAAACAGGAACATTTTTTGATGAATATATCGTACCTGCAGGTGAATCACCTGAAATAGTATCAGAAAAGTTTTACGGTGTTGCAGATTATTATTGGGTAATTTTATTATTAAATGGTGTTAAAGATAGATACTACGATTGGCCATTATCACAATCTGACTTTGAACAATATGTTACTGACAAATACACCAATATAAATGCTGTTCATCATTATGAAAAAGTACAAGATAGTGGTGCTCAAACTTCGTATGATGACTCACACTTAATACAAGTACCTTCAACTACAGCAGGTGCAATAGCGGTTACTAATTACGAGTACGAACAAAAAGAACAACTAAAAAAAAGTAGAATACGAATGTTAAAACCAGAATTGATAAACACATTTGTAGAAGAATTTAAAACTTTATTGGCAGACTAATGAGAACTTATTATGGCAGAACAACTAAAATACGAAGATAATAATTATCGTTTTCCTGGTGATTTCAGGTGTGATGGTGTTTTGTTATACAGTTATGAAGGATTTGTTGTAGATATTTCTGACAACGTTGCTGTTATCAACATCTATCAAAGCTTAGAAGAAAATTTCATCACAGGTAATATTTTATTTTTTGACATTGTAGGTTTATCTCACAGATTACCTATTGTCGGACAAGAGTTTTTAGAATTTAGAATGAGAAGTCCTTTTGATGCTGGTGGCGATGAGCAGATTGACCACAAAACACACCGATTTCAAGTTTATAAAAAGGCGTCTTACAAAACAAGTGCAAGTGCTCAGGCATTAATTTTACACTTTACATCTATTGAAATGACTCGTAATCAACGAGTGCGAGTATCTAAAACATTTAATCAATCGTATGGCAGAACAGTTAATGATATTGTTAAGAACAAAGAATATTTAAACAGTAAAAAGTTTTTATTCATATCAGAAACAAAAGATAATTACAAGATTAATATACCTAATTTAAGACCTACCGATGCTATCAATATGTTAGCAGATAGATCCGAACCTAAAGATCATTTAGGACCTGGTTATTTGTTTTTTGAAAACAATCGAGGATTACATTATCGTTGTTTAGATGATCTATATGCAGAACCTAACGGAACACCTAAACCACCAAAACATTATTATGATTTAGTGTCAGCAGAAAAACCTTCTTTTGTTCCTGTATCAGACGAAGTATTTGGACAAATATCTAAACCTATGACTTACACACTTAACAACAATATGGATTCTGTATTGAACACACGAAAAGGAATGTTTGCAAACAAAGTTTATTCACACGATTTATACAGTAAACAATGGGATGTAAGTAAATTTAATTATGCCAATTCATATCTAAATGAATCACGTCATATTGAAGCGGTACGAGAATACAAGTATCAAGGCATAATGGCACCAGGACCTGCTGAGTTTGATGATGTACACAATAATGACGACAACACATTTGGATTAAAGAATAAAAAACAAATAGAGAAATTAAATAACACACCATTAGGCAATAATGGTAGTCCAAGACGTAAAATGTTATCAGACTATTACGACTCGAGGATAATGTTAGAAAGCAATACAAAGAAATTATATAATTCTAATGCAGATAACGGCTTCAATCTACCTAAGATACGACAGAATA